TACAAGATATGCTGCCATGAGTCTTAGACATTCAACAACTAAAGGATCACGATGGAACAGTAGTGGCAGATTAGGCCCTGATGTAGCTGTCGTATAGGAGATAAATATTGTGGCAGACAAAAACAATCATAAAACTCATTTAGATCATATAAGACAAATATATCGTGATGAAGGATATAAACCAGGAGATAGGTTCGACAAAAAAGTAGTTAAACATGGGTCTATAACATATAATCAATGGACAGAAATTGATGAAACAGGCCTTCCTTTTTCTTCAAGTAAGCCAATTTTCAAAGATAAAAAACCCAATGGTACAACTAAAGCTCAAGAATTTAAAAAAAGGTACGGAAAATAAGGAGATAAATATTGTGTTAAACAGATTTAAAAGAAAATTAGCTGAATTAAAATCTAAAATGGCTTTTGAAGATAATACAGGTGCTGGAGCAAAATTAAAACTCAGACTAGACTCAGATTATGTAAAAAGAAAAACTGGTAGAGATACAAAAACCATACGGGATTTGATTGAAAATCAAAAATTAAGAGATAAGCATTATATTCTTGATGAAAAAATTATGGAGAAAAAAAGAAAGAAATTAAAATCATTAACAAAGGCGAAAAAATAAATGGCTAAAAAAATGACCGATGATGAATTAGCATCGAAACTGAGTAACGAGATAGAGTCTGCTACAGGCAATTTTAATACCGAGCTATCTTCTCAAAGAGAAGAAGCTATGAAGTATTATCTTGGTGAGCCTTTTGGTAATGAGATAGAGGGTAGATCAGAAATCGTTACAACCGATGTTAGAGATACTATTGAGTATATTATGCCATCATTGATGCGTATTTTTACCACACACAACAATGTAGCTGAGTTTGAGCCACAAGGCCCTGAAGATGTGCAAATGGCACAACAAGCTACTGACTATGTTAATTATGTTTTTAATAAACAAAACAATGGTTTTAAGGTACTATACGATGCTTTCAAAGATGCCTTAATATCTAAAACAGGTGTCATAAAACATTTTTGGGAAGAAAAAGTTGAGGTTACCACAGAAACTTATACCAATTTAACTGAGATAGAATACCAATCTATACTTGCAGACGATGAATTAGAGATAATAGAGAAAACAGAAAACATAGAACAAGAAGCTCAAGCAGATGAAAATGGTATGATGATATCTCCTGAAGTTATTACATACGATTGTAAAGTTAAAAGAACTAAAACTGATGGGCAAGTTAAAGTTTTATCAGTACCACCTGAAGAATTTTTAATATCTAGGAGAGCAACAAGCATAGAAGATGCTAGTTTTGTATGTCATAGGGTTAAAAAAACAGCATCAGATTTAATCTTAGAAGGATATAGTCCTAAATTAGTAGATGAATTACCAACTTATACACAAAGTAATGCTGAGTGGAATGAGGAGAGAATAGCAAGATTTAGCTTTGATGATGATTCTTCACCAGCAGATGAGGGTGAGGGTGCATCAAGAAAAGTTTGGTTAGAGGAATGTTATATGCACATTGACTATAACAATGATGGTATAGCAGAACTTAGAAAAATTACCAAAGGGGGTAATATAATACTTGACAATGAAGAAATAGATTCAATTCCTTTTTCAACTATTTGTCCTCTACCTATACCACATAAGTTTCATGGAATGAGTATTGCTGATACTGTTCAAGATATTCAATTAATTAAATCAACTATTGTTAGAAATTTACTTGACAATATGTATTTAACTAATAACGCAAGATATGCTGTTTTAGCAGGACAAGTAGAGTTAGATGATTTACTTTCATCTAAACCTGGTGGCATTGTTAGAATGAGAGCACCAGGAGCTGTAACTCCATTACCTACACCACAAATACAACCTCATGCTTTTGAGATGGTTAAATATTTAGATAGTGTTAGAGAAGAAAGAAGTGGTGTATCTAAAATGTCGCAAGGATTAAATCCTGATGTATTAACATCTCATGTAACATCAGGTGCAATAAGTGCTGCAACAGAATCTGCTACGCAAAGAATTGAGTTGATTGCTCGTATATTTGCAGAAACAGGTATTAAAGATTTATTTACAAATATATATCAATTAATTCAAAGATATGAAGATAGAAAAAAAATGGCTTATCTTAATGGTAAATTTGTACCAATAGATGTATCTCGTTGGAAAGAGAAATTAAATTGTACTGTTAACGTTGGTGTTGGATCAGGTTCTCAACAAAGTAAAACTCAAACAATGGGTGCTATTATGCAGATAATACAAGGTTTAGTACAAAATGGTGGAATGGGTAGTTTGGTTACTCCACAAAATATATATAATACTGTTAGTGAATTTATAGCACAATCAGGATATAAAAACTCAGACCAGTTTATATCTAATCCTGCTATGATGCCACCTAAACCACCACCTGAGCCTACCCTTGAAGAAAAAGTAGCTCAGCAAAAAGCACAAGTAGAATTACAAAAATTACAATTACAAGCTAAAGAGTTAGAAATTGAAACGCAACTTAAAGCACAAGAATTAAAACTAAAACAAGAAGAAGCTGCAATCAATCTTGCTCTTAAGCAACAAGAATTACAAATTAAAAAATCACAACTTGATTTAAACGAACAAGAACTTGCACTTGAAGCTGTGCAGGATAGACCTATTGGAATAGGGCCAAGCTAATGTCATACCCTAAATACTCAGGTCATGGAAGAATTGAGAGAAACAAATTAGTTTCTAAAAAAATATCTATTCTTAGTTCAGAAAATGATAATTTACCAAAAAATAAAAAGAAAAAACATAAACAATTAGTGGCTATAGCATTAGATACTTACCCTAAACGCAGGAAATTACCACTAACATGAAAGATTTAAACGAGATAAATACCGAAATAGAACTTATTAAAAAAGATATTTACGATATAAAACAAAATCATTTAACCCATATTGAAAAAGATATGAGTGAAGTTAAGATTGAGGTGTTTAGGTTTAAATATATAGCTTGGACAGCTATTGTTATTTTTATATTAGCAACAGATAAATTTACAGAATTATTAAGATTATTATAAATTGAAAAGAATAATAAATAAATCAGAACTCACACATACAGAATTACAACAACTTATGTTGAAACATCGTATTTCAGTAAATGAGTTACACTTGAAAACATCAATTAGTCATAATGATATTCGAGGGTATCTCGCTGGGAGAAAAACTATACCCACTAATTTAGTGGATAGAATCAACCAAATAGGAGAAGAAGATGGTAGATAAAGAAAAGGAGATAAAGGAAGGACAAAATGCAAAAGCATTACTTGAAGATCCTTTATTAATAAAATCTTACGAAGTTATCCAAAATGATATTTTTCAAAAATGGATAAGAACAGAAGTTGGAGATACAGCAGGTAGAGAAGCATTATATCATTCTCTAAGAGGTGTATTAACAGCTCAAAATGTTCTCGTAAATACTATGGAGAATGGAAAGATTCTCGAAGAAGAAAGAAAAGGGGGTAAATAATCATGGCAAAAGATGATATCCCTATAAAAGAATCCACTCATGGTGGTGTGCCTGTAACAGATGTTGCATCGGCACAAAAAGCACTTCACGATATGATGAACACTCCCCAAAAGGAGCAAAGTACAGAAGATCAAGAAGAAACAGAAACTCAAGAAGATGTTTCTGCACAGGACATGGAGTCCGAATCAGTTGAAACAGAAGCAGAAAAATCTGATGGATTGGAAAATCCTGATGGATTAACTGCTGATGACTTAGTAGACCAAGACCAAACGGAAGAAAGTCAGACACCTGGCACATACACCATTAAAGTAGATGGTAAAGATGTAGAGGTTACTCTTGATGAACTTCAAGCTGGTTACAGTAGACAAGCTGATTACACAAGAAAAAGTCAAGTATTGGCAGAACAACGCAAAAAAGCTGATGATGAATTAGCTGCGACTCAACAAGAAAGACAGCATTACTTATCACAACTTGAACAATTTAA